TGGTGGTGGCGGTGGTGGAGCTACAGCTGTCGGAGCGAACGCTAGTGGTGGAACTGCTGGAAATGGAGGTGCGGGTGCACCAAACACAATTACAGGAACTGACACATCTTATGCTGGTGGTGGAGGTGGTGGAACTGCTTCTAACCCTGGAGGATCAGGTGGAGCTGGCGGTGGTGGAGCTGGAGGAGATGACCCTTCTACAGCTGGAGTTGCTGGTACAGCAAACACTGGCGGTGGTGGAGGTGGAGCTGGAGGAAATGCTCACCCAGTATTATCAGGTGCAGGTGGTTCAGGTATCGTGGTCGCAAGAGCGCCTTCAAGTGCAGGAGTAATATTTAGTACAACACCAGGTGGTTCAGTTTCTGGAGCACCAGATGGTGGTCAAGTTGCAACCTTTACGGCATCAGGTTGTTTATCAATTTTAGATTCAGGATGTGGTGCTAGTGCAGATTATTTAATTGTAGCTGGTGGTGGAGGTGGTGGAACATGTTCTGGTGGTGGTGGAGGTGGTGGAGGTTATAGAACTTCTTTTGGTTGTGGTTGTGTATCAAGTTTAAATTTAGCAGCAGGATCTTATTCTGTCACTGTTGGTGGTGGTGGAACTGCAGCAAGTATGCCATCAACATTAGCAACTTCTGGTGTTAATTCAGAATTTTTTGGAATTACATCAGCAGGTGGTGGTGCAGGTGGATCAAGACAAGGTCCTAATCCAAATCGTATTGGTACTGCAGGTGGTTCTGGTGGTGGTGCAGCGGCCGATGGTTATAGTGGTGGAGCAGGAAATACTCCTCCTACAAGTCCTTCTCAAGGAAACACTGGAGGAAATTCTCCTAGTCCATCTTCAGCAGCAGGTGGAGGTGGTGGAGCAGGTGCAGTAGGTAGCAATGGAACAGCTTATCCTTCTCCAGGAACAGGGGGTAATGGTGGAGTTGGTTTATCAAATTCAATTTCAGGTTCATCGGTTCCTTATTCAGGAGGTGGTGGAGGTGGTTCTGCACCCAATGGTCCAGGTGGTACTGGTGGTGGAGCAGCAGGTAATGGAACAAATTCTCCAAATAATCCAGGAGCAGGAGCAACTGCTGGTACTACAAATAGAGGTGAAGGTGGTGGTGGTGGAGATAATGGTGGTGTTTCTAATGCTGGAGCAGCAGGTGGACCAGGAATCGTTATAGTACGTGTACCAGGATCAACTTGTGCAGCAGTTGCACCAGGAACTAATAGTATTGCAACATTACCAGGACCAGCTGGAGGATGTAAAGTTGCATCGTTTACAGTAACTGGAACGTTGACAATAAGTTAAAATTTTAATATAAATATAATTTTTAAGGAGTATAAAATATGGCACATTTCGCAGAATTAAAAGCAATGACAGATCCTACTGGATTTACGTCAGATTCACACCAAGTAGTACAAAGAGTAGTAGTTGTAGGAAACGATTGTGTTCCTTCAGATATGCATGTTGATGGAGAAACATGGTGTATTAATTTTTTCAAAGGTGGAATTTGGAAACAAACTTCTTACAATAATAATTTTAGAAAAACATATGCAGGAATTGGAATGATTTATGATCCTGTAAAAGATAAATTTTTAACACAACAACCTCATGCTTCATGGTCATTAGATGCAAGTGATGATTGGCAAGCACCAATAACTTATCCAACAGTTACAGAAGAAGGTGATGTTAGATACATGATTTCTTGGAACGAAACAAAATACGACGCTGACAACACACAAGGTTGGGAAGCAACAAAATCAAACGACGAATCGGAAACACCTACCAAATATAATTGGAATGGCTCAGCTTGGGTGTCCGAATAGGAGACTTAAGACATGGCCAGATCTAATGGCGGAATAATCGGTAAAGTAAATAAAACTTCTTTCGGGAAGTGCACTCAAACTGATAAAACATCTTCAGGAAACGTTACATTACAACCAGGAACAAGAGTTATTAAAACAGCAATTATAGCTGGTGGAGCAGGTGCTGCTGGTAATTTTGGTGGTGGAGGTGGAGCTGGTGGTTTAAGAAATATAGAAATTAATGCATCAGGAACTGTGCCTGTAACTGTAGGTGGAGGTGGAGCAGGTGTTCCTAGTTCTGGTAGTGCAGCAAATTCTGGTGTTAATTCTTCTATTGTAGGATGCGGAACAACTTACACAGCAGCTGGTGGTGGCGGTGGTGGTATGGGTCATGCAGCTTGTATACCTAGAAATGGTTATACAGGTGGTTCAGGTGGTGGTGGACAAGGTTTAGGTGGAACAGGTGCAGCAGGTAATACACCTCCTGTAAGTCCCCCTCAAGGAAATGCTGGAGGAAATGGCTCACCTTGTGGTCCAGTTAGATCATCTGGTGGTGGTGGCGGTGCTGGAGCCGTAGGAAATAATTATACACCTGGCCCTAATCAAGGTGGTGCAGGTGGTGCAGGAGTAGACGTAAGTCCAGATTATGGAAATATAGGTCCAACATGTTCAGTATTTGCTGGCGGTGGTGGTGGCGGTGTTGAAAGTGTACCCGCTGGTGGTGGTGCTGGAGGAACTGGCGGTGGTGGTGCTGGAAGTGGTCCAGGTACAACTGGAACCTCTGGAGGAACTAACACTGGTGGCGGTGGTGGAGGAGCTGGTAATGCTGGTGGATCTGGTGGACCAGGAAGAGTTATCGTAAAAGAATTAAACAAAGCAAGTGGTGTGTGGTCAATGCAAAGTGCATTTCAAGCCAAGTCTCAAGGAACATGGCCAGAGTTTGGTTATAATATAGATTATTTAGTAGTCGCTGGCGGTGGTGGAGGTGGTGCATCAGCTTCTAGTGGTGGTGCTGGATCAGCATCGGGTGCCGGTGCAGGAGGATACAGAGCATCAGGTTACGGACCTAGTCCATTACAAGGAAGTGCCTTATTTTTAAAACCAGGACCATACGCTGTGGTTATTGGTGGAGGTGGAGCAGGTGGTCCCGCTGGTAATAATAATGGTTCAGATGGAGCCAATTCAAGTGTTTCAACTATAGAAAGTGAAGGAGGAGGTGCTGGAAAACACGGACCTTGTGGAGCTCAAGTGGGAGCACCCGGAGGTTCAGGTGGTGGAGCATCTGGAGGATCACCAGTTCCAAGAGCTGGAGGAACAGGAAATACACCTCCAACAGATCCACCTCAAGGACAACCTGGTGGTACTGCTGCTTATGGTAGATTTAGAGGAGCAGGTGGTGGAGGAGCAACTGCTGCTGGAACAAATCAACAAGACGACAATACTTCTGATGCACCAGGAGGAGCAGGTGCACCAAATACAATTTTAGGACCAGCTACAACTTATGCAGCTGGAGGAACAGGACCAGCAGGTGGAGCAGGAGGTCCAAGTGGACCAGGTTCTACTGGAGCTAATGGTGCAACAAATACTGGAAATGGTGGAGGTGGTGCACGAGGTAGAGGTGGTGGAGCAGATAGTGATTATGCAGGTGGTACAGGTGGACCAGGTATAGTTATACTTAGAGGACCAAGCGCGATTACTTTTAGTTCTAGTCCAGGACCAGCGGCTACAATGTCTACTCATCCAGGCGGAGATAAGTTAGCTAAATTTACAGCATCTGCTACGTTGACAATATCATAGAGAATGTTATATTCTGTTCATAAAGATATATGAACTTAACTAATTATTACTGGTACTTTCAATCAGCAGTTCCTCATAGAATTTGTGATGACATTGTAAAATATGGTCAACAACTTCAAGATCAAATGGCAGTCACTGGTGGTTATGGTAATAAAAAATTAAATCCAAAACAAATAAAAGATTTAAAAAAGAAAAGAGATTCTAATATTGTTTGGATGAATGATAGATGGGTTTACAAAGAAATACAGCCTTACGTGCATCAAGCAAATGCAAGTGCGGGTTGGAATTTTAATTGGGACTTTAGTGAGTCTTGTCAGTTTACAAAATATAAAAAAGGACAATATTATGACTGGCATTGTGATAGTTGGGATAGACCATATCAAAGACAACAAGGTGATCCATCACATGGTAAAATTAGAAAACTATCTGTAACAGTTACACTATCAGATCCTAAAGATTATAAAGGTGGTGAGCTAGAATTTGATTTTAGAAATTTAGATCCTGATAAAAAAAGAAAACCTGTAAAATGTAAAGAGATATTACCTAAAGGATCTTTAGTTGTATTTCCTTCATTTGTATGGCATAGAGTATGTCCTGTTAAAAGTGGAGAAAGAAACAGTTTAGTAATATGGAACTTAGGATATCCATTTCAATAAAGGAGAAATATGAAAAAGAAAAAAGCTAAAGCTAGAAAACAAAAAGTAAAAAAAGAAGTTGTAGGTTATCCTAAACAATTACAATTAGAAGAATTTTTTAAATGTCCTATATGGTTTGCAGATGAACCAAAATTTGTAAATGATTTAAATAAAGCATCGGACAAGTATATTGAAACATCAAAAAAAACATTAAAACCAGCTATTGATAAACGTAATAAAAAATTTGGTGACAAAGGAGACATGGGTCATGTATTCCATTCAACATCTTTAGTAGGTGATCCAAATTTTAAACAACTACAAGATTATATAGGTGCAACTGCACATAACTTATTAGGTGAAATGGGTTTTGATATGTCAGGACATCAAGTATTTACTACAGAAATGTGGGTACAAGAATTTGCTAAAAAAGGTGGTGGACACCACACTTTACATACACATTGGAATGGTCACATTTCTGGTTTTTATTTTTTAAAAGCAGATGAGTCTACATCTATGCCTATGTTTGAAGATCCAAGACCAGGTAATGTTATGAATCTATTACCAGAAAAAGATAAAACAAAAGTAACCTATGCTTCATCACAAATTAATTATCAAGTTAAACCAGGTAGAATGATGTTTTTTCCATCATACCTACCTCATCAGTACGTTGTAGATATGGGTTATAACCTGTTTAGATTCATACATTGGAACTGCCAAGCAATACCAAAAGGAGTGTTAAATGTCGTTCAAAAATAATAAATATA